GCTGGTCACCGCGCTAACGGTCAAAGTTGTGCCAGAGATAGCTCCGGTCACAATAGCGGGTGAGGCGGTTGAGTTGATTGCGGTCGAGGCTACGGTCTGGGAGTCGCTAACCGTGTAGGTTCCAACGCCGCCTGATCCAGTTCCTAGTGCCGTAATCACAGAATTTTGAGCTATGCCCTGACCAAAAATGGCCTGTCCTACCGCAATGGTTCCGCTTTGGACTAGGCTCACCGTCAGGGTCGTTCCACTAATTGAGCCGGTAAAAATAGCTGATGACGGGGCGCTAATAAACCATGTGTAGCGATAAGAATCGTCCACGATGTAGACGTTCACCCCGTTATCCACAATCCCTACCTGACCGGTTGAGGTGTTCATCTGACCAATCATTACCGGGGTCAAATTGCTTTCTAAGGCGTATACAAAGTCACCGCAGACCGCAACGACCTGAGCCCCACCGGACAGGGTTCTGATCCCCCGCACTTCCTCTTGATTAGGGAAAATAGCCACGGTTTCTAAGCCCGGAGTCGGGTAGAGGGCCACGATACCGCGCTCGCCTTGAGCCTTGGTTGGGTCTATCTCAGGGTAGAAGTTTATGCACTCTTGGGCATCTTGCGTGATAGAGGGTGCTTCGTAGGCAGCTCCTACGAATCCAAAGTCAGGCATTACACGGCCTCCTTATAGGACTTGCCGTTTAGCAATGACTTCATGGACGGTAGGCTAATGCCAAACAGGATAGCCAGTTCTCGAACCGGTTTTCCCTGTCTACGCAATTTTCTAGCTTCTCTAGCTTGATCCATAGTTAATTTGCACCTTGGGCCTTTGTCCCCGCTAAAGTCCACACATCTGTTGCGACTAACCTTGTCATTAGCATTGTCTTGCTTTGATCCGCGATATAAATGTTTTGGATTGCAACACGCTGGATTGTCGCAATGATGCAATACATAATTTGACAAATATTTTGAATTTGGCGCATTAAGAGTAATTGTGTTCGGATAAACAAGGTTGTAAATGACCCGATGAGCAAAATAACCACGGTCATTGATCCATGTGCGCCCATATCCATCATGGTTTTTATAACCTTTCCATTCCCAACATTCATCTTCTCCGCGTTTATCCACTTTGTTCCATAAGACATCAGGCGTGTTAGCTGGCCTACCGGGGTTAGGCATTGCTTGACCGCTTTTTTTTCTTGCGTAGTAATCACGTTGGTACTTTGCATTAAGTTCGCGTTTCTTTTGTTCGTCCATGATTGGTTCCTAAATTTAGACCAATCACAGTATACCTCATAAACCCTTTGTTCTAATAAACCCTATTGGAAACCGCCAGTCAAGATCCAACCGGCATCCGCACGTTTACCAACCACCAGTACGTCATCGTATCTTGCGGACTGAGCTGGCTTCATGTTGGTTCTCTTAATTGTGGCCTTGGCTTGCATGGCGTATGCGTTGATCATGGCTATCTGCTGAGGGTTGGACTTGCCGTACATGGGCATGAGTCTCTCAGCCAAGCACCACCGCAGACACATTAGATAGCCCTGTGGGATCACAATCGTGTCGTTGATGCTGTTAAACCTCTGAAATATGGTGTCGCAGAATATGTGCATCTCACCCTGAGACGGGTTAGGCCAGAAGTAGAACGTACCCATTACCTCAGACGGCTGGTAGTACAGAGCTTTAGGCCACGGGCCGTTTTGGGTCTTAAGCCCAATCAGCTCGTAGTTCTCAAGGTTTAGGATCGCAACGGGGTAGTCCAAACCACCGTTAACAATAGGCTGACCGTTGGAGTTAGTATTTACTCGCACAAAGGCTGAGTTAACCGCAAGGGGGCGCTCGTAGTACGCAGTTATGGTGGTTGAGGCCACGGTCTGAGTGTTATTAACCGTGTAAGTACCGGCGTAGTTGACGTTCCCGCCAGCTCCGGTTCCAAAGCCTGTGATCTTGGTTCCCGCAGTAATTCCTGTTCCTGAGAGCGTCATACCCAGAGCAATACCGCCCTCTGCAATTGCGCTAACGGTTAGGGTATTCCCTGATATTGAGCCTGTAAAGGTAGAGTTCACCTGACCGGTTGGGCCAATCGTGTACTGGGTCTGTCCCGCAGTCAAAGTGAAGATGATCTCGGTCTTGTAGTAGACCATCATCTGCTCGTTTGACCATTGGTCAATCATGTCATTGAGCATATCGAAAGCGTCTTGGGCTTCCGCAGGGGCTGGGGTCTCGCCAGCGGCTAGAGCGCCAATGTCTTTCATGGCGCGACTAATAATGTCGATTGGCTGGGTCATAACTTCACCTTAAATGTTTCCACCTTCCAAGGTGGGTCAATACTTTCAGTATTGTCTAGTGCCTTTAGTTGTTCGGCAAGCCTGTCTTTAATGAGGTGTCGTTCACCCTCTTGAGCGTCCATATCGACCCAATGCGACACCTGATGCTCGGATAGGTTGTCAGCAATCTGATAGGGGTTGCGGAACTTCCAGTAACCCTCAGTAGCTACCTTTTTATTGTTTTCGGAAGCCTCGCAATGGTATTTGACTTGGCAAACCAAGCCGTCATCGACCCGCAGCTCTGTTACCTTCCATTCAAAGGTCGGCACTTATTTTCTCCATAATCTCATCAAAACTCTCTGTTACCTCCCAAGAGTTGCCATTCATACCGTAGCAAACACGAACCTTTGACCCATCTTCTTGGGTATGTTCAAAGATTGACGCAATCAGGTCTGTGTTGATAATCAGACCCTCACCGATGCGACCTTTGGCGGCGTTAGTTAGTTTGATAAGTTTCACGCTATCTCCACCCAAGAGGTTGTGGCCTCATCCCATGAGTAACGCTTGGGGTTTTCTTCTGTGCCGACATCCGTTGGGTACGGTACTGGCGATTCCCACAGGCAAGTGGTTTCGTTTAGCAACCAAGACGCATAGGGTTTGGGAGGAATAAACGCATCCCGCCCCGCATCGTAGGTGTAGCCTAGTCCCGCATAGTTCTTACGGAACGGGGTTCCACCTAATGCGTGTACGCCACCGTGGGTGTTGTACGAAGTCTGTTTGTAGACATCGCCTGTACGGGCAGAGAGTTCTGCCTCTTTGCCGTTGTCCTCGTCACGACCAACCACAACGAAGTCAACGATATTGTTTGAATCTAAACGAGCAAAATGAGCCACCTGTTTCTCCTTAACTAAAAGTTACTGTTTCTGATGTGGTTGATGTAGCAGTCACAGAATAGATGTTGAATCCACCAGAGGTAGACAGAGATGAAGTTACGCCACCAGAGAATGTCGCAGTTACGTTGTCAGGTACTTTGATGATGACAATGCCTGAACCACCTGCGGCAGATGCAGTAACGCTATACCCACCGCCACCACCACCACCGGTATTTGCAGAACCGCTTGTTGGTGAACTCTGGCTTGCATTACCACCGCCTCCAGAGCCGCCGTTGGAGGGCGTATTACCGCTTCCACCGCCGCCACCACCTCTGGTTACAGATGAGCCTGTAATTGTAGAAGCAACGCCATTACCACCAGACCCACCAGTACCACCACTAGAGTTATTACCAACAGCGCCCGCACCCCCACCACCGCCAGCACCTTCAGAAACATTGGGAGTGTGAAGGCCAGTTCCACCACCATAACCTTGGTTTGCTGTTCCAGAACCTCCAGAATATGTAACTGAATCTCCTAATACAGATGCACCGCCCCCAGAACCACCATTAGAACCATTTCCGTTATTACCCCCAGCGCCGCCACCTGTTGACGTAATTGTTGATAAAACTGAATTGCTGCCATTTGCTACGGCAGAACCACCGGCTCCAACCGTAACTGTGTAGGCAACACCGAAAGTCAATCCAAGTTTAGATTCAGCAGACGCACCGCCACCAGATGTTCCGGCAGATGTTCTGTAGCCGCCAGCACCACCACCGCCTTTAGAGTTTGTTCCCTGACCACCGCCACCACCACCAGCAATTACCAAGAAATCAACAGGTGCGCCAGCAAGGAAAGTAACAGTCTCGCTAGTAGTAGATGTAGCCGTTACTGTGTATACGTTGTATCCAGCAACCGCAGTAGATAAAGTTGAAGTTACACCAGATGAGAATGAGGCATAG